AAACTATTCAACCACTTCTCCGTTTCTGGGTTACCAGCAGCATCATAATAGTTCCCAAGCACTTTCTCATAAGTCTCGTGGATAGTCTTTGCAGCCTTCTCTGGGTAGTAAACTTTCTCCACAGTCTCCAAAAATGGTCTGTATGGGGTGGCCACAGGAATATCCTTACCAGCAATATTTATAGTGTCCTTAAATAGGTACTTACCTAAATACTGCACCCCCTGGAACTCACCACATGCATCGTCAATCAGACACTCAGTCGTGAAGGACTTTCTGCCAGACCAATCTATGCCATACATTTCCTTAGCTCTATCCTGAATTTGTTTCTTAGTAAGCTTAGCTAACTCCCCTTTCAAACCCATATGATTATCATCTCCTAAAGTCCATAATTTACTATTGTCAATAATGTACTCAATTGATAGGTGTGGGCACAGTGAACAAAGAACTCCATAGCCAACTATAAGGGTAATAATTGACTGAATCAGAGTGTTATGACAATGTCCGGAAGTGGTTCCCTTTGTTTTCTGCAGACGAATTCCATCATCCCTTCTGATAATAACTGGAACAAGACTGTCGAATACAAATCTCCAGTAGGCATCGTACTTCTGATTATGACCATCCTGAAAGTTCCATCTAAGGATGTATATTGCATCCCACACTAACCAAGCTGATATACTAGAATCAAATTTAGATGCATCAAAGCAGAAGAACACTAAGTACGGTGCAAATGCCTCGACAAATCTCATAGCATTACCACCACTCCAACCAAATCCCACCGAAACCGGATACTCCACACCTAAATAAATCCTAGTTAATAATTGCTCCGTTGTTCCAAGCATCAACAAATCTCTATGGGATAGCATAAGCACCAATCGACCTACAATAGGTATGTAGCGAGGATTTCCAGGAATTCCTCTGTCAGTTATCTTTCCTCTACCACCAAGTCGCACATCATGCGGCTGCACACGAATACCATCAAGTAGCTTGGTGTATGCAGCCTTAGCGTCATATGAGGCAGTGATGTGTGCCTCTCCTCTATTTGAGTAGCCAGAGTCATTGTAATACCATCCGGGATACTTGGAATTGTCAAAGTGAACTCTATCAATTGCATCACAATCAGGGAATGGATGCTCTTGACCAGTTTGCAACAGGTATCTGCAAATATCAAGAGCGTTCTCATGACACTTCTTGAATTTCTCAGGAAGCACATGTTGTGGCGCATTGAACTTCCGCAAATGATCCATTTCAG